TGCTGTCACCCAGCCTCTTTTTGCAAGTTGGTCGGCTGGTAGTTTGCATCGGTACCAAGCACAGCCATTGGGCTGCAACGGTTCGGTTCCCCACGCCCAGTCGCCAGTTAGGTAGCCAAGTGTTGGTTTCTGTTTTTTTCTCATAGAGTCCTCAAATGTTAGCACTATGGTAAAATATTCATAGCCAATCAAGGAGGCAAAATGACTACCAACTTCTTAAAAGATACAGTTGAACGTGCTGCCAGAACATTTATCCAAGCCTATTTGGGTGCATGGGTCGCCATGGGTGCGAATCCAGACGCTCTCGCCGATATGGACAATTTCAAGATTGCTGCTTCAGCAGTTGCCCTGTCAATTGCAATGGCAATGGGTCTTAAGAAAGTCGGTCCAAATAAAGGCTCTGCTTCGGTCGTTTGATTTAAAACCTGCTTATTTAGACGCTATTCCTAATCTACAATCTTTTAGGCACTTGATTGGGAGAGGCTGTTCATGATTGCTGGCACGTACAACTTAACCTGCGAACAGGGAACCACCTTTTCTCGGCTCATTGAGATTGAGCAGCCAGACCTTGTCAACGACCCAACCGGTAGCACCTATATTGACTACAACCTGTCTGGATATACAGCCAGAATGCAGGTTCGCAGGACGGTAGACAACCCAAACTACTTGGTCTATTTGACCTCAGAAAATGGTGGATTAACCGTAATACCTGGAATTTACGAGAACCAGATTGAGATGTTCATGAGCGCGAGCGTCACCGCGTCTATCAGTCAAAGCGGTGTCTATGACTTAGAAATCATTGATGCTGTGGGATTTGTGTCTCGCGTTCTGAAGGGGACTTTTACCCTCATCCCAGAGGTGACTAGATGAGCAATGTTCCAAATATTGTAAACATTCACGAGGACACACCGAATCAGGTAATAGTCAACCAAGATGCACCAAATCAAGTCGTAATCAGACTTGGTGGTGGAACTGGGGCACTAACCCCAACAACAAGACATGTCCACTCGCAGGGGCAGGCATCGACGACATGGACGATTACGCACCAACTTGGAGGCAGACCATCAGTAACTATAGTTGATTCTGCTGATACGCATGTCTTTGGTGAAGTACAATATTTAAGCAACTCACAGGTACAGGTGACTTTTTCGGCAGCGTTTTCGGGCAAAGCCTATCTCACGTAAGGATTCTTAATGGCACAAAAATTTCTCACAAATCTAGACCTCAATCAGAATCAACTTCTTAATGCCACCTTTGAGAAGTTGGCCACCGACCCAGCGTCCGGCAACTTTGAAGGTCGTCTCATCTACAACACTGCGACCGACACCATCAAGGTGTACACGGGTTCTGCGTTTGTTTCAATCCCCCACACCTTTGTCTCTGGTGGTGGTGCTGGTATCGCTGAGGCCCTTACAGTTTCTGAATCAAACGGCACAATCACTCTTACCCTCGCTGTTGCTGATACCGATAGTGCTGGTCTATTGCCAGCCGCAATGTGGCAGATGCTCACAGATGCAACCTCGGATGCGACTGCAAGCAAACTTGTCAAGCGAGATGGCTCAGGAAACGCAAAGGTTGCAACCCCAACAGATGCCGCACACATTGCCACAAAGGGCTATGTAGATGCCGCCCGTCAAGGTCTTGATGTCAAGCAATCCGTAAGGGTTGCAACTACCGCCGCAATTAACCTTTCAACAGACCTTGAGGCTGGCGATGTAATTGATGGTGTAACACTTGTTGCTGGTGACCGTGTTCTCGTGAAAGAGCAGGGTACTGCTACGGAGAACGGTATCTACGTTGCTGTTACTTCTGGTGCTGCTTCTCGTTCATCGGATGCAAACGGCACTGCTGATACTGGAGAACTAAAGCCAGGAACATTCACCTTTGTCGAAGAAGGTACTACCAACTCCGATAAGGGTTTTGTTGTATCAACAAACGGAACTATCACTGTTGGCTCATCGGCAATTGCTTGGACACAGTTCTCTGGCGCTGGTTCATTCACTGCTGGCGATGGTATTTCCCAGAGTGGAAACACAATCAATGTCAACGTAGTTGCTGGTAGAACCGAAATCACTGGAGATGCAGTAGATATCGCATCAACCTATGTTGGTCAGAGCACAATCACGACACTTGGCACAATTACGACTGGTACATGGGACGCTACAACGGTAGCGGTAACTGCTGGTGGTACTGGTGGTGAAACCGCTGCGGATGCTCGCACAAACCTTGGTATCAAGACGACTGCTGGTACGGCCACAACAAACACATCAGTGCTTGCCCGTGTTGCCAGTCAGAGCTGTGCAGCGAGTTCGTCTGGAACTTCGACAACCACTGTAACCCATTTATTCAACACACTTGATGTAATCGTACAGATTATTGAAGTCTCTAGCGGAGCAACAGTCATTGGTGATGTCATCCGTGGAACAGCCGACAGTGTTTCGGTCACTCTGTACGGCGCAATCAGTGCAGGTGATTACAGAATCGTCGTAACGGGCTAAATTTTAAAATAGATTAGCCTTGAGGGGCTACTCGAACTAACAGAAACGATTGAGGTCGTGGCTCAAAAATTCATAGTTCCCATTACCGTTCGCCAACTTGCTTCTGCTGGCTCTGATGCGTTTACCATCTATGTAGACCAAGACACCTACTCAAGAATCCAAATACAAGCTGGTGGTCGTATTGTTTGGGGCTCTGGTGAAGCCGTTGCTGACACAAACCTTTACAGGGATGATGCGAATGTCCTAAAGACAGACGACACCTTTAAATCTGCTGGGCTTTTTGTCGCTGGCGTACAGATTGACACCGCTGGTGCAGCCATTGGTGATGCACTTGTATTTAATGGAACGAAGTTTGTATCAGCTTCGGTTTCCAATGCATCATTAATCGTTTCAGACACAGCCCCAGCGGGTGCAGAACAAGGCGACCTTTGGTTTGAGTCTGACACAAGTCAAACATTTGTTTATTACAACTCCAACTGGGTTCCGGTCGGCATCACAAGCGTTAACTCGCTGGATGAAATTGGTGATGTTTCACTATCCTCTCCTACTGCTGGTCAGATATTGGTTTATAATGGCTCAGCATGGGTTAATCAGGACAACAGTGTTGCCTTGCTTGACATTGACGGCGGAACATCTTTTGATGAGATTTACGAAGCCGAACTTACCAACATGATTGAGGCAGTATATGATGGAGGAACTCTGTAATGAGCGTTAAGATTCAATTAAAGCGTTCTACCGCTGCTGCATGGACTGCTGCCAACCCAACCCTTTTCTCTGGCGAAATCGGCTACGAAACCGATACTGCTAAATTCAAGATAGGCAATGGTTCAACAGCTTGGACAAGTTTGTCTTATGCAAATGCGAACCTTTCTGCTGCTTCGCTTGATGCTCTCTCAGATGTAACCATTACAAGTGCCGCGAACGGCGACTTCCTTCGATGGAATGGAACTGCATGGATTAACGATGCAGTCAACCTATCAACCGACACGGTTGGTTCATACGTTGAATCACTAGTTGCTGGTACCGGCGTAACCGTAACCAACAACTCCGGAGAAGGTGCAGCTCCAACTATTGCGATTGGGCAAGATGTATCAGCATCTACCTCTCCAACATTTGCTGGTTTGAACCTAAACGGAAACATTGTTTTTGAAGGCGCAACTGCAAATGAGTTTGAGACAACTCTTTCTGTAACCGACCCAACGGCGGATAGAACTATCACCATTCCTGATGCAACGACAACCCTTGTCGGTACAGATACGACTCAAACCCTGACCAATAAAACGTTGACATCTCCCAAAATCAACGAGGATGTTGTCCTTGCGGCAACTGCTACCGAGTTAAACATTCTTGATGGTGCAACTCTTTCCACAACGGAACTTAACTATGTTGACGGAGTAACCTCTGCTATTCAGACACAGTTAGATTCCAAACAACCAACCTTCACTGGTTACGACTATGAAATCCAAGTCAGTCAAGTGGATGGAAACGACACTACTGGTAATGGTGATTTGCTAACCCCTGTTGCTTCTATTACTAAAGCACTTACTTTAATCACTGGACAACGTAGAACAATTGTTATCCACCCAGGGACATACACGGAAAGCCCGTCAATAACCACTCAATATACGGTTTTAACTACATACGAACCACTGGGCGGTAACACCGCCATTTCTGGAACAGTTAGCACATCTGTTGGCTGCACTATTGCGGGTTTAACAATGACAAACCTTACAATAACTGCTGGAACTGGTGTTGGAGTTCCAAACATTGTTAACAGTAATATAACTGGAACTTTAACTAAAAGCGGAAATGCCACATTTACTGACATTCATAATTGTGATATTGGAACTGCTGCTAACATAACTGGCTCTGGGATTGTAACTATTAATGATGGTAACCCCAACTTTGTAACAGTTAATAACGCTAGTGCAAATGTAATTATCAAGGGCGCTATGTCTTGTATAGCCCCAACGTTAACTGCTGGAACTTTAAATATTACAGATTCAATAGTTATTTCTGCTGTAACCAACGCCGTTACGTCTTCTGCATCAAGCGTTATCACTTTAGCCAACAGTCAATTTTTAACATCAAACCTAAGCGGCGTTGCTCCAGTTGTGCTAAACGGTTTTTATTCAATCCTCAACTGTGTTTACGACAAACCTTCCTCAACCTTGGTTGCTACATCAGCAACTGGTGGTTCCACTAACTCCATTGACTACTTCCAGTACATAAACGCTGACAAGTTCATTACCCAAGGTGGAACTTCTACTCAAGTTGTAAAGGGTGATGGCTCACTTGATTCAGTCGCCCTTGGAACCGAAACAACTGGTAATTACATGTCTGACCTCACGCAGGGCACTGGTGTAACAATTACACACACGCCAGGCGAAGGTTCAAATGCAACCATCGCAATCGGTCAAGCAGTTGGAACTGGTAGCAACGTAACATTCAACGACCTCACGGTCAGCGGAAACTTAACTGTTTCTGGAACAACGACGACAATTAATAGCACTGCTGTCAATGTTAAAAATCAGGTTGTTTTTGAAGGCGCAACTGATGACAACTTTGAGACGACACTTACAGTTACTGACCCAACCGCCGACAGGGCTATCTATCTTCCTGATGCATCAACAACCCTTGTTGGTACCGACACAACTCAGACACTTTCAAATAAAACACTTTCGTCACCCGCATTCACGGGCAGCACAACCGGTCTTGCAAAGACAGATGTTGGTCTTGGTAATGTTGACAACACTGCCGATACAGCGAAGCCAGTTTCTAGTGCTCAACAAACTGCACTTGACCTAAAAGCAAATCTTGCCTCACCAACATTCACGGGCACCGTGACGATTCCTTCTGGTGCGTCTATCTCGGGTTTCGCACCACTGGAATCGCCAACATTTACGGGTACTCCAACCCTTCCTACTGGAACAATTGCTACGACTCAGACCGCTTCCAACAACTCCACGGCAGTTGCAACAACTGCCTATGTTGATGCCGCAGATGCACTAAAAGCGGACCTTGCTAGTCCTACATTTACTGGCACACCGACACTTCCAACTGGAACCATTGCCACCACACAGACTGCTTCCAATAACTCTACGGCAGTTGCAACAACTGCCTATGTTGATGCCGCAGATGCACTAAAAGCGAACCTTGCCTCACCAACATTTACGGGCATTGTAACGATTCCCGGTGGTGCATTAATCTCT